CTACCCAACTGGCACGTCATCCCGATCTCGGTCTTCGATACCCCCAACTTCACGGGCGAGGCAGTAGACCCCAAGGCCACCTCAGCCTTGGTCGACCCCTACTGGCTCGAGGAGCGCCGCAAGGAAGGCCTCGAAGGGACGCCGTGGTGGCAGGCCAAGGTGCTGGGGCAGTTCCCCGACACGCAATCCAACGCCGTCATCCCACTCACGTGGGTGGAGCTCGCCCGAGCGAGACCGCCGGTAACGGACGCGCGGGAATGGGCGGGCCTCGATGTTGCGCGGTTCGGCTCGGACGATTCCGTACTCGTGGAAGGGAGCGGCAATGGCCCGGAGAGCGCGACCATCGTCCACGGCCAAGACACCATGGCCGTGGCGGGCATGGGGAAGTCGTACCTGGACCGACGCAGGGGCGTCCTCGCCGTCGACGTCATCGGCGTTGGAGGCGGTGTGGTCGATCGTATTCGTGAGCAACGGCCACCCGGAACCCTTCTTGCCATCAACGTTGCCGAAAGCCCAACGAGAGACCCCGACCTCCTCGTCAACCTCCGCGCCCAGCTCTGGTGGGAGGTCCGACGCCAGCTCGACCCCACGAACACCACGGACGAGCCCCTGAGCCTCGCGCGGCTCGATGACACGACCTACCAGCGGCTGCGGGCGGAACTGACCGCGCCGACGTACCGCATGACCTCGTCGGGCAAGGTGCAGATCGAATCCAAGGAGGAGCTGAAGGCGAGGGGCCTTCCCTCCCCCGACCTTGCCGATGCTTTCAACCTCGCCATCCACGCCCGGTCACGCGCTCGACGCCGGGTTGCCAGCTTCGGAGCTGCCGCGTGACGAACCTATTTCTTCGGCACCGGCGTGAACGGGCGCGTGTTGAATCTGTCCGCCGGGTTGACGGTGGTCGTGTTCTCAGCCACGACCACGCCCTTGGTGTTGAACACGTCGTGCAGGACGATGCGGTCCACCACGTGGAAGCGGACCCAATCGCTGACGGTGCGTCCCTCCTCGGCCGCTTGGCTGCGCCAAGTCGCCCATTCCTCGTCCGAGACGTAGATGATGCGGCGCTTCTGAGTACTCATGCGGTGCATGGTACACGGTGCACGGTGCACGCATGAGCGAGTGGGACGACACCCCGTGGGCCGGTGACCCCCCCGTCAAGGCGATGGACGTGAGCCGAGCCCTGACCGTGACGCGCCCGCTGGCGGTCAAGGCCATCACAGGGGCCGGGGTCCAGGCGTACGCCAACGACTTCCCGCTGTCGAGCCTCACGGATACGCCCCAGAAGAAGGCCGCCGCCTACCTGCGCGCCTACAAGTGCGGCTGGTTCTACAAGGCTGAGTCCAAGATCTCGGGCGACCTCGCCACGCTGCCGTGGACGGTCTCGGACGGGGACGTGGAATCCGACGATCCGACCGAAGCGACCATCGGACGGCCGGACCTCGACATCCCCATCGAGGCGCTGAACCCCATCGAGCAGTTCATGCGGCTGATGGAGAAGCCGAACGAGACCAAGCAGACCGGACGACAGCTTCGTCAGAAGACGTGCATCCGGCGGGACATGGCGGGCGTCGGGTTCTGGTACCTCGAAACGTCGGGGCCGACCGCCCCCATCACGGCCATCTACGGCATCAGTCCCTCCCGGCTGTGGACGGCACGCGATACGCGCGGCCAGCTCATCGGCTACGCCCTCGACGTGGATTCGCCCAGCGGCCCGACGATGACGTTCGAGACGTGGGAGATCGTCAACTTCTCCAACGCCTCGGCCGAGGACGGGGACTGGGACATCTTCGGGGTCGGCGTCGTGGAGGCGGTGTACGCCGAGCTCCCCCTCACGGAACTGCTGACCAAGCACACCGCCGACCTGCTGTCCACGGGTGGACGGCTTGCCGGGATGCTGTGGCCCAAGGAACGGGCGCTCAACGAGGACGAGTTCACCGACGCCCAGCGGGCATGGCGCAACGTCGTCTCCGACCCCGCCTCGGCTCGAAGGCTGCTCCTGTTCCCTGAGCCGATGGAATGGGCTCCCGGAGCGAGCACTCCTGCTGAGATCGGTATCCCCGAACTCGCAGCGTTGAACCGCGAGAACATCCTGACCGCGTTCCCCATCGACCCGACGATGCTCGGTGTCCCGATGCCCTCGGGAATCAACGCTTCGGGTGAGACCCGCAGGGTCCTGCAGGACGCGTACTGGGAAGGCACAATCGAGCCGCGCGCCACCTCGTTCGACGAGATCGTCCAGACCAACATCGTCTCTCGCTACGAAGCGATGATGGGCCGGACCTTCCGCTACGAGACGGAGCTGCCCAAGCTCGACGACGCCTCCTCACTGCTGGAGAAGGCCGGGGCCTTCCGGTCGCTCGTCGCCATCGGCTTCGATTCGCGCGACACCATCAAGGCCGTCGGGTTGGACCATATCAAGTGGCTCGGGTTGCCCGACCAGCTGGACCCCAAGAAGCAGGCCGAACTCGCCGCGCAGCAAGCGGCGCAGCAACCGGCCCTCACCGCGACCGTCAGCGACACCTCTCGCCTCGACAACTCGTCCGTCGAGCAGGGTGTCGTATCGAAGGCCACCAAGAGCCGCGAGACCATCGCGGATAGCGCGGTCGGGCGGTTGCAGGTGTTCCTGACGGACCAGCGCGAACGGCTTTCCGAGCGCATCCGCGACACGTTCCCCAAGACCAAGGCCCTGCGGGTCGAGGCGGTCAAGGCCGACCCGTGGTTCGACAAGAAGGAAGAGGACGCGCTGCTTCGAGCGGCGTTGTTCGGGCTGTACTTCGACGCATCGAAGGGCTCGCTCCAGGTGGTAGCGGACCTGCTGGACCGGATCGTCCCCAACAAGGCCGTGCAGCGGGTGCTCGACGACATCGCGAAGTACGGCGGGGAACGCATCACGGACATCAACGCCCGAACCCTCGAGGCCATCACACTCGAGCTCGCCGAAGGCACCCGGCGGGGCTACAGCATCCCGCAGCTCATCGACGGCGTACCCGACGAAGGCTTCGCAGGGGTCAAGGGCGTCTCGCTCGACAACGGCACGCCGGTCTTCGGGGACGCACGCGCGGAGACCATCGCCCGGACCGAGACCGCGCTGTCGTACAACCGCGCCGCCCTCGATGCGTACAAGGAATTCAACGTCGAGCGCGTCCTCGCCTATGACGGGGACTATGACGAGGAATGCGCCCAGCGCAACGGCCAGGAGTTCACCGTCGAGGAGGCCTTGGGCATCGAGGACCACCCCAACGGCACCCTGGACTGGGCTCCCGTCGTCGACAAGGCGGCGCATTTCGAGACAGCGCCGGTCGTGGTCAACAACTACATCGGCGATGCGCTCAAGGCATCCGCGCCGTCCGAAGTCCACGTCCACGTCCCTGAGATCAAGGTGCCCGACGTGGTGGCCGACGTGAACCCGCTCATCTACGCCATCCAGGAAGCGGCGCGCCCCGAAGTCGACCTCGCTCCGATCGTCAAGGGCCTTGCCGACCTGCTCGCCAAGGACACGATCGTCAACGTCCCGCCGCCGCTCATCAAGGTCAGTCCCGCCGATGTCAACGTCAACGTCGAGAGCGTGCGAGTGGTGTCGATGCCCAAGCGCAAGCACCAGATCGTCCGCGACCGGCTCGGTAGGCCGACGGAGAAGACCGATGGCCGCTGACCCGCGCCTGACCAACGCATCCGCAAGTGCTGCGGCCGATGCCGTCGTGGACCGCATCGATGCGGGCGCAGGGGCGGGGACCATCAAGATCTATACCGCCACCATCCCGACGGATGCCGATACGGCCCTCGGTGCGCAGACGCTGCTGGCGACGCTGACCTTCTCCGACCCAGCCTTCGGGGCCGCCTCCAACGGCGTCGCCACTGCCAGCGCCATCACGTCCGATGCGTCGGCCGATGCCACCGGGACGGCCACCTGGGCGCGCATCGCCGATTCCACCGGCACGACGGTCATGGACGTGACGGTCGGCACGACGGGCGAGGACATCAACTTCAACACGGTCAGCTTCGTCACGGGCGCCACGGTCGCGATCACCAGCCTGACCTACACCCAGCCCAAGACCTAGGCCCTCGATGGCCTCCCAGGGGCCGTTCTTCCCCGGAACCGTCACGACCGAGAGCGTCTCGACCGAGAGCGCCAATGACTGGCTGACGCCGGGCAACATCGCGGCCGATGACGGCTCCGAGGCGCAGATCACCGCTGCGACGTACGACTCGCCCGACATCAGCTTCCGGCTCAAGGCGCAGAACTTCGGCTTCACCATCCCGACCGCGGCGACCATCGACGGCATCACCGTCGAGATCGACCGACGCTCCATCATCGCAGGCTCGGGCAAGGACTTCCGGGTCCAACTGCTCAACGCGGCGGGCGCGCTGGTCGGCACCAACAAGGCCGACACCGCCACGGCTTGGCCGACGACCTCGACGGTCAAGACCTACGGCGGCGCAGCCGATACGTGGACCGCCTCGCCGACCGATGCGATGGTCAACGACCCCGACTTCGGGGTGGTCCTGTCGGTCTCGGCGGCCATCGCCAACGCCGACATCGGCGTGGACTTCATCCGGGTCACGGTCACCTACACCGCTGCGAACCCGTCCGCCACGGGTGCCATCACCGTCCCGAGTGCCACCGTCGCGGGAACGGGCGAATTGACGCTCACCGCCACCGGCGCCATCGCCGTCCCGGCACCGACGACGGCAGGCAGCGGCGAGGAAGTCTTCACCGCCACCGGCGCCGTGACGGTCCCTTCCGCGACCGTCGCAGGGATCGGCGATCACGGCGCGGCGGCCGAACCATCCGGCACCGGAGCCATCGCGGTCCCCACCGCCACCGTCAGCGGTAGCGGCGAACTCATCTTCACCGCCACTGGCGCCATCGCAGGCGCGGCGCCAGTGGTCGCAGGTTCCGGCGACGAGACGCTGACGGGCACCGGCGCCATCGCGGGACAGGCGCCCACGGTCGCAGGCGCCGGCACCCACGCCGAGGCGGTCACTGGCACGGGGGCCATCGTGGCACCCGCTCCGGCGGTCACCGGGTCGGGCGACGGCGGTATCGATATCAGCGGCGGTCACGGCGGTCGTGTCCGTCGCCCTTCGCCCGATGCGGATGAAGCCT